GGAATCGCCCCCGAAACGCTTGGCAAGTGCGATTTGAAGGCCCCGGAATCGCTCTGTTGGGCAGTCGTCAACGAGCCAGTACGCCTGAAACTTTCCCGGAGAAGATTCCACGATCACATGCGGCTCGATGGGGCAGGCTCGCACTGGTTCTAGCGGAGCACCGTCGAGGTCGAGGAAGAGGGCCCGAACTTTCGTGACGTTCTCCGCGCTTCTTCCGGCTCCATCGCCCCAATTGACCATGAAGTAGATGCCGCCACGGGCCTCATTTCGCAGGCAGAGGACCTTCTGAAAGTCGCTCAGGTGTCCGCAGAAATGACCGGCAGAACCGCCCTTCTTCGAGTCATCGAAGTATTGGAACGCATGCGGCTCTCCCTCACCGAAGAGATCGAGAAACCGCCCGGCTTCTGCCAAGTCGAAATTCAGGGCCATACGCCCCCTTACTGATTGATAGCCCTGTCGTGAACGGCTTTGATGAAGGGAATTGTGATCCCGTACTCTTTCCCCAGTGCTTCAAGGTTTGGCCAGTACTTCTCTGGAATCCCCGTCTTGTTCTTTGGCCAGCGCTTCACCGTGGCTGGGTCCACGTTAACGTGAGTCGCCACACGACGGGCCCCGCCCAAAATCTTGATGATGTCTATGATTTCGCTTGTAGTCATGATTGACAGTTGTAAGCGATTTCAAGTATGTTTGTCAACGATATGATGAGTAACAGGTTGCAGAGGATGCAATCAGCACTTTTGGAGGGATATGGGTTTCACGTTAGATAGCATTATCACAGGCAAGGAAAAGAAGCCGCCAATCATTTTGTTCTATGCCCCGCAAGGCGTCGGAAAAACGACGTGGGCATCTCAAGCCCCAAAGCCCATCTTTATTCCATGCGAAGACGGCATCGGCGAACTCAAATATGACCGTTTCTCGAAACCGAGAACATTCGAGGACGTGCTCAGTTGTATCACCGAGGTCGGGAGCAAGCAGCACGACTTCAAGACGCTGGTAATCGACACCATCAGCGCGATGGAGAAGATCATCCACTCCGACATTCGGAAGCTGAAAGGAGACAACATCTTCGCGAGCTTTGGAAAGGGGCACACTCTAGCCGAGAGCTATTTCGACAACCTCACCACCTACCTTACTCGCTTGCGGGATGCGAAGGGCATGATGATTGTGCTCTTGGCCCACTGCGACATCGCAACGTTCTCTCCGCCAGGCAGTGACCCGTACGACACGTACACCATTCGCTGTCACAAGAAGATTCAGCCGAAGCTCTACGACTGGGCGGACATCGTGCTTTTTGGAAATTACAAAGACACCGTCGTGACCGAAGACGGAGAGTACGGCCGCAAGCGAAGTACTGCCGTGGGGGACGAGACGCGAGCGATCTACACCCGCCGCCGTCCAGCCTTTCTCGCAAAGAACCGTTACGAACTTCCGTTTGAAATGCCGCTTGAAAGACAGTTCGACTGGAAGGGATTTCTCAAACTCATCTACCGAAATCTTTCCGACGCGGTAGCGCCAGAGGAATTCGGCAGTAATGAGTTTGCGACGGTGGGACCACAGCAACCGACGCAGGAGCAAGAAGAAGAGCAAGCTAACGAATAGTGGAGGACATATGGGAAACTTAGGACAGACAATTGATTCTGAAGAGACACCGCCAAGCACATACGGGCAACCGATGCCGCGAGGCAGTTACTTGGTGCAAATCATCGAGAGCGAGGTGAAGGCAACGAATGGAAAGGGCGGACCTGGCTCTCAAGTCGTCATGAAAGTGCAGGTTGTGGACGGACCGTATAAGGGCCGAACAGCCCGTGGACGATTCACTCTCACCAATACGAGCGAAAAGGCCGCCAAGATTGGCAAGGCGGATCTATCGGGCATCGGCGTCGCTTGCGGAAAACCGCATTACGACGACACTCGGTTAGTTCACAACATCACCTTCGAGGCGTTCATCGATGTCGAGGGGGAGTGGAACGTCTTCAAGCGAGCCAACTGGAGGAAAACGGCGGGAGCAGCCCCGGCGCCAGCAGCGGCCTCCAAGGGCGTTCCGCTCTCAGACGATGATATCCCGTTCTAGTCGAGGGTTGTGGAGTTACGCGGTTATCAAAGAGAGAGCGTTTTAGCCTCCTGGGATTGGTTCCGAAAGAACCCCCAGGGGGCACCTTTGATTGTCCTGCCGACAGGTGCGGGCAAAAGCCTGGTCGCTGCCGAGCTGGCAAAGCAGGTCGCGAGCAAGGGCGGCGACAGGCGGGTTCTCATCCTCGCCCACAGGCGTGAGCTGCTCTCGCAGAATTACGAGAAGCTCTCCCTTCTCATGCCTTGGGGCCGACTCGGGCTCTATTCTGCTGGGTTGAATCGTCGGGATACCGCGGCACAGATCGTCGTCGGAGGTGTTCAGTCCGTCTACAAGAGGGCCGCCGAACTCGGTGCCTTCTCCCTGGTTCTCATCGACGAAGTGCACCTCGTTCCGCCGGATGGGGAAGGCCGGTATCGGACCCTCATCGATGGCCTGAGAGCAGTTAATCCCGCCGTCCGCTTCCTGGGCATGACGGCGACGCCTTACCGTTTGGGCAGCGGCCTTCTTACAGCGACGGGAGACATCTGGACCGACGTCGCCTATGAGGCGAATATTCGCGACCTCATCGACCAGGGGTATCTTGCCCCGCTGGTCTCAAAGAGCGGTCGTTCCAAGGCGAACCTATCCACTGTTGCCATCAGGGCCGGCGAGTACGTCGCGGCCGACATGGAGCGGGCATTCAACCGCCTTGACCTCGTCGAAGCCGCACTTGAAGAGGTAGTCAAGCACGGAGTCGACAGAAGAAGTTGGCTCCTTTTCGCCTCGGGTGTTGCCCATGCAGAGACCATCGCCGCGGTTCTGAACAGGGTTGGTGTTCCATGCGGCGTTGTCACGGGCGAGACGCCACCGCTATTGCGGCAGCAGGTGTTAGATGATTTTAAGGACGGGCGATTACGGGCCCTGGTCAACGTGGATGTCCTTTCCGTCGGCTTCGACCATCCCGCCATCGACCTGATCGCCGTTCTTCGGGCCACGCAGAGCACGGCCCTCTGGGTGCAGATCTGTGGGCGAGGCTGCCGACTATCTCCCGGCAAGGTGGATTGCCTTGTATTGGATTTTGGAGGGAATGCACTTCGCTTCGGACCGATCGACCGCATCAAGATCGCTTACCGCAAGAACCCCATTACCGGGAAGGATGAGAGCACCGTCTCGACCGCCCCTGTGAAGGAGTGCCCTGAGTGCCGGAGCGTCATTCCGTTGTCCTCGAAGGATTGCCCAGACTGCGGACACCATTTTCCTGAGGTCATGAGGCTGAACCACGAGGCCGAGGCGTCTTCCGCTCCCATGCTCTCCGTCCCGGAGCCGCCTCTTGAAATTGAGGTCTACAAAACGAACTACGACCGGCACAAGAGGGCCGACAAGCCGATACCGACGCTTCGGGTGGACTACTCGATCGTGATGATCGACGGCCAGGACGTGAAGAAGGTGTCCGAATGGGTCTGCCTGGAGCACGAGGGATTCGCTTACAAGAAGGCCGCCGATTGGTGGCGAGTGAGAGCCGGCGACGAAGACGCGGTAGCGCCCGAGACCATCGAGGAGGCCCTTACCCGAGTTGCTGAGCTTCGCAACCCCAAGCGTCTTCGCATTCAACGCGACGGCAAATTCTGGCGGGTCCTGAAAGTCCTGGAGTACCACGTCGACGGCGAGGGAGGCGACAACGCCGCCCAGGAGGAAGAGGAGTTGATGGCTCTCACGGGCGTGAATATCTAAATCTTCCCACTCGCCTCTAGCACATCCTCCACGCTCTTCCCCGTCATCTCTGCGATCGCCGGCGTGCAGGCATCAGAGACGCCTCGCATTCTCCAGTTGTAGACGGCCCGCAGGGTGAGAGTGATTCCGTATTCTTCGTCGAGGCGGGAGACAATGTTTGACGCTGGCATGAGTGGAGCTAAGAGGGTGTTGATTGCTTTCCAGCGTTTGTTGTGAGGGGCCTTTTTCTTCATTGGTTTATGTTGACACGAAAACGAATGATGTGCAACTATCGGGATGCTGGGTTGTATGACGCGGTCCAGGTATAGCAGGAGGCAAATGAACGAGAGTGAATTCAGAGCAGAACAAGAAGCCGAGCAGCGAAAGTTCATGCGGGCAATCATCGCGGGGATGATGATGACGAAGCTGTCGCTCGAAGGACATACCTACTTTACTGAGGCAGCATCCGACGCAGTCAAAGCCGCCGACGCCCTGCTGGCCGAGTTGGAGCGGACGGAGAAGGAGGCCCATGACATTTAGCGACGATCTGGAATACTACCTGCAATTACGCGATGCCATGCGGTTCGAGAGCGGCAAGTCGATACCCTCGCAGAGAGAATTAGCCAGTCTTCAGAAACAAATAACCCGGTTCGCCCTGGTCCTGAATGAGTATTTCCCAGAGAGGGAGATGACAGAGCGGACGGAGGAAGAAAATGGAGACTGAAGAAGTAAAAGCGCGACTCTGCCTAAACTCGCTCTACGAGTTCGCACTTCAGGCCGGAAAACAGCCTGAGGTTGCCGCCGAGGAGTTTTGCATCGTGCAGGACTTCATCAACCGCCTAACGCGACGCAGGGACAGAATTAACTGGCGACATCCGTTGGAGCACCTGCCCGAGAATCGGCAAAAGGTCTTCTACATCGACTGGCACTGGAAGCGCTACGTGCCTGGTAGCTATCAGATTATTGGCGGCACGTTCTACAAGGCCACGCCAGAGATGCTCGCCAAGGGTCTCTACCACCGTGTCGAAGAGGACGACGAGCACGGCGGAGGGAGTTATTCGTACAACTGGCCCACCGACGAGTGGCAGAGCCGGGATTCTAATTTCATCGGTGCCTGGGTCCCAGCGGAGGAAATTGATTTGCCGGAGTGGCTAACGACGAGGGAGGGCCGATGACCTGGACCATCATCGGCCCCGACGGCCAACCCAGAGCGAGAGCGGCGACGGAGGGACAGGCGTGGATGGGTATGTTATCCCCGTGGGGTTGCTGCCGTGGATTCCGACTGTTTATTGCGTGTGTGGAGTACGCGAAGTTGAACGGCTATAGAGCGATTCAGGAGATCTCATGACCCCCACCTACGAAAGCAGACAAAGAACCCTCCGGGCCGAAGCCCTTCGATTGAAAGCGACCGCCTCCCAAACCCCCACCGCGGAATGGGTCGACCAGCTTCTTGCAATCGTGGAGCGGGAGAGAGCGTTCGCGGAAGAGCGAACGAAGGAGCGATGTTTCCCTGGGAAGATCTTGGGGTGCAAGGCCGTGGAGGTGCGATAGCTCTCCGTGGCCCAACTACTCATCCTCCCCATCGCCAACCACTGGCCGCCGAGACCCTCCCCGAAGAACGGCCCGGCGAAGATCATCTGCCTTTCGGAGCATGAAGTCCGCCTTGGGCCGTACTGGCACCAAGGAGTGAAGGTGCTCGTGTGTCGGCGATGTGGGATGCAATGGGGGCCGGACGGATTGCTGGATGAGGGGGTGGCGGTGGATGCTGTCGGAGTTTGGAACAAATTGTTTTGAAAGTTGTTGACACGGAAACGCATGTCGTGAGATGGTGCGGATGCGGGGAGTGACGAGAGAATATCGTAGTGGCGAGTTTTGAACCTCACCCCACAAGGCCGGGGTAATGTCCGGTCTCCCCGCTCTTATGGCCCCCTCGCAGACGGGACCTCTCGCAGTGCCCTTCACGGAGGGCAGTTCGAGCGGCGGAAGCGGCGTGGAAGGACACGCAGAGGTCGAGGGTGGGGCACCCGAGCCTCCCTGTACGGCACTGAAGTCGGGACCAAAGCCCCCAAAGCGCAGATAGCCGGTATCAAGCCCGGCCTTCCGCCGCTCAATGACAACAGGAGGCAAATGGATCCACAGATAGCACTGGTAATCACACTTTTCGTCGCATTCGTTTTTTGGGCCATCACTATCTGGCTAGCGGCACGATAGCAGGACACATGCACGACAGAAGAACCGCCCGCACTTCCAAAGCCCCTGATGACCTCCCGCCCGGCGTCACCCTCTTCGCCGAGGCCGTCGAGAGCGTCATCGAGAGATTGCGAACAAGGATGATCTCTCCAGAGGACGCCAAGGGCGCCATTATCAAACGGCACGTCGAAGAGATTTCGAGGTATGAGGCCATCGCAATGGGATTTAGCAAGGAGGAAGCGTGAATAGGAACATTCTAATCATACACCTCCAAAACGCTATCGACGATTGCGAGTGTGAGTTCAAAGCGGAATGCCTCGACTTTGACGACGACACCGTGATCTCGGTCGAAGTCACGATAGGCGAGGCACGAGAGATAATCGACGCATTACGCAAGGAGGAACCATGAGAACTGCAATGACAGCAACATCACTTCTACCGGAGCCGCCCGCGGCCCTGGAAACACTTCTGACGCCGTCGAGGGCCGTTTGGTCGGTGTACCTCATGACAGAGATTGAAGCCTTACTGGAACGCCCCCTCAGCAACATCGAGAAGGCCGGAGAGCTTTGCAAGATTGTCGAGCGAGAGCAGCGGCGACCCGTCGCCGAGGAGAGGTGATGGGCATGAGTGACGAAGAAGCACCGTTTAGAGCAGATTACGACGAGGCTACATCGCAACCGACAGAAGCCGAGTTACGGGCAATAGCGGAAGTGAGGTTACAAGACCTATTCGACAGTGGGGCAATCAACGCCGTGGATGATGTCCGCAGATACATCGCCCAACTTGAGCGAGAATTGAGCACCGCGAGGGCCGTCGAACGCGACCGATGGGAGAACGCCGGTCGTGCATTTAGACGCGAGTGGCCACGGAGGGTATCGTGATTAGTGAGGAGAAGCGACGAAAGGTATGGATGAAGTTGTCCCCTGGCGAGCGCCGAGGCGTTTTATGCGGGGTGATTGATTCCCTCATTAACGTCGAAGGCATTAGCTTGGAGCAGTCGATTCAGCGGTGCATCGACACCTTTGTTTGTGAGCACCAGGAGGTAATTGAGGCGCTGAAGGAATTGGGCGAGCGACAGGAGGTGGCGGTATGACATCATCGTTAGGATTACGAGTATTTCGATGGCAAGCAGAAGATCCACCCCCGAATCCCGAGCAATGCGGTCAGTACTACGGCGGCTTTTGCTTCGAATGTGATCTAGCGGCAGAGGCTCACCCTGCGGCGACAACTGAAGAGGGGACGTGGTTGACCAAGCGTGAGTTTGACGACTTGCTCTGGCAATGTGAGCAGTACAAGAAGGCCGCCGAGGGATGGGAACGTGAATGCGACATACTCAAGGCCAAGTACGAGCCGGGAGTGCTTGAGTTGAGCGATGCGGCGGGGAAGATATGAACAAGAAAGCAAAGGCAGCAAGGTTCGACGCAATCGGTGGGCGGTCCGGGATATCGGCACGAGTCCTCGAAATAGCTCGCGAGATCGTCGCAGAAGGTTCCTACAAACGAGCCATCATAGGGGCCGGGCAGATCAGAGCACTCGCAGAGGTTTCCGAAGCGGACACCTATTGGGACGAGAAGTGCGATTACGGCTATCAGACTGAGCAGCGGATATTGAACGGCGCTCGAAAAGTCTCGTTCACTTCGGAAGGGTCGATGATCTTCGAGGAGCCTATCCCGGTTGAACCAGACGCAGCGGGGAAGGCATGAGCAGCGACGAAAAAGACCGCGAAGTGTATTGGGATGAGAATGAGGGGAAGTGGTACTACACAGCGGCACTGCATATCAGAGGTGCCGTCATGAGTTTTTACCCCGCCGTATCCTTTGGCCCTTACGACACGGAAGAACAGGCGACGGAAGCTATGAGATTGCATGGTCTTGAGGAGTAGGCATGAGCGAGAAGAGTGAGAAGAGTGAGAAGATGCTGAGAGCGAAAGTCACATACAACCTGAATCAAATGTTGGGTGGCTTAGCGTTCCCGAGCGACCTAACAGCCTATCGAGATGCGGTTGATGAACTCATCACCTTCCTGGATGCGAAGTGCGAGCGAGCGTTTGAGGCGGGGAGGCTTGAAGGTGTTCTTCAACAACACTTCGCTGAAAAAAGCATGCCTAGAACGGACATGACCTACGCCGATTGGAACAAGGAGCAGGGATGACGCAGGAAGCATTTGAAGACAGCCTAGCGCGATTAGTGTGTGAGGGTATGAGTATGCGCGAGGCCGAGAGGCATTCTGACATTATTTACGCCCACGTCGAGGCGAAGGATAAGCGCATCGCAGAGTTGGAGAAGGAGATCGCTTTGTGGAAACGACTCCGTGATGAAGAAAAGGCGCAGGCGATCGTCCTCCGTGCTCGCATCGAGGGGGCAGAGAAGGTGCATCTGGGATTCAATGGCCAGTGGAGCACTAACGCTGGTGAACTCTTTAGCACTAGTTACAAAACAGTCTACGCGGTGCCGGTTGAGGTTGAGACGTTTGGGGGCGAGGGATGAGCAGCGCTAAATTCTTTTTTCGTGTCGAGCTGTCCTCTAAGGCGGAGGACGACGTACGAGTGGAAACCTGGTACCACGGTATCGATATATCTGGGCCTTCAACACG